TTATGTCTGGTAATGTCTTAAACATATGACCTTTACTGATAAGTAACGTTCCATCAAACTCTTCCCGGTAAATTGTAATATAACCTGTTGCTTTTACTGCCTCTCTTAAAAACCTCCCATAATCAGCAGCCTTTACTATCATGCTTTCACCTTCCGCATGTCTAATAAAACATGAGTTTAATATACTTCTTGCAAGCTGTTTTATCTCAATGCCAATCCGTACACTGATACGGATCAAATGATAAAACACGCCACCTTTATTGAAATTATTTATAATAAATCCCTTTTCTACCAGTTCCTTCTGTATTTTTAATATCTCTTTTTCTTCTTCAGGTATAGGAATGATTTTGTCCATAACACTTTCATCTATCATAAAACAGTAATGTCCTCCGCTATAAATTCCATGTTGTATTGTTCATTAGAATCGTTCTTAGATATTGAAACAGAATCCCTAAATTTATCATTCAAAAATTCAATATTCTGCTTTGTTTTTCGAGAATCTAAAAAAGTTCTCTTATCTATCTTTGCCTTTACCCGCTGTCCGATTTCCATCTCAAGAAAGTCGTTTTTTTCTGCATGAATAAAATCTGTCAATCCAAATCCATATCTCTCATTTCCTGTTGCATCCTCATAAAACAACTCTCCTTCTGCTGTTACAGTTTCTAACATTATGTCCTGTCTCCAACACTCATCATCCGATAATATTTTAAAATCTCCGTTCTCATCAGGAACAGGCTGTCCCTTTTCATCCAACAGTATATCTGTATTATGTTCTCCTGTTATTGTCATGCTGTTTGCCTCCCGATCACCCACACCTGACTTCCACCATACAATAATAAAATAACAGCAATATCACCCTTGTTTAACTCAAGTTCCGTCCTTACACCCGGTATTTCTGCAAAGGAGCTGTCTTCATTTAAATTTTTGTCAAGAATTCTGAGAACATATTCTAATGCATCATTCTTTTTTATTACCTGTACCACTTTAGCATACATCCCCGCCGGGTATTTAATATGGGAATATTTATTTTTTATCTGTTCTTCCAATTCTTTTTTCACAAAGCTTTTAAGCATATCAGACATTTATCTCACCGCCTCTAAAATAGATGTACATTCGCACTCTCCCATCCGCATCACTTTTAATAATCGTCTTCTCCACAAAGGACATTCCGTTATACTTCGAATGTTCTATCTTAATTAATTGACTATGATGTATCCAAGGAACACCTAATGTCTCTATCTCAAATAAATCTCCATATTTTTGCATGGAAAGAACGTTCTCATCTTCCCTTAAAACATAAATCACATCCTGCGCCGGTCTGCATCCCCAGTAAAATCTCCTGTTTCTAAAAAAGAAATTATTCTCAATTCCCCAAATATTATTAATTTCTTTTATTGCTTCTATCCCGTTCTGGCTATTTATTATAATCGTTTCCTTGCTACCGTAAGATTTATCAGACATTTCATAATCATCTATTCCTGCCTGTTTTAATATATATTTTAGAATATCCTGTGGCTCACAATACCGAAAAGTTGCCTTTACTTCCACCCGTTCCAACTTTATCATATCATCTCTTATTAAAATTTCTTTCCAGTAATCACTCCCTGTCCGTCTCGCATACCCCGAAATTAAAATATCATAATCACCATCATAACCAAGCTGTACTGACACAGGTTCAGAATCTTCATAAGATATTATTTTCTGAAGCTGCGATGTAAGTTCTACTTTGCACCAGTCACTCTTGGTTTCACTACTGCTAAAACAGCTAACCTCCATCCCACTTGTTAATATATAGTCTTTCAAACTTACTTTAAATTCTGGTGTTAATAACTTTTTTTTCATACTCGCACCTTAATAAATCATATCCCAATTGTTTCCCCTTTTAACTGCCCGGATATCATGTGCCGGACTTTTTGTTGTATCTTTTGTAGTTTTTGCCACTCTTGTTGTACCGCCCGTCTGCTGTCCGCTTCCTGCCGTCCCTGTTGTGCTTCCCGTCTGCTGTCCGCTTCCTGCCGTCCCTTCAGTTTCTGTTTCCACCGTCTGGGTTTGAATAGATGCTATTGTAGGTGTTTCAAGAACCAGCGAAGCAGTTCTTCCAGAGGCAGCCGTAACACTTTTTGTTCCCAGACTTTTAAAATAAACTTCTGTAATTCCTCTGGCAGAACAATCTTCATTCACTATTGGCAGTAATCTGGCAGCGGTTTGACCATAGTCCTTAAATAACCGCTGCATATCTGCTATCTGCTCTAACGTGCTTTTACTGCCATCTTCTAAGATAAAATCTATCGTTATTTTGGCGGCTCCATAGCCCACAGGCTGACTTGCTTTTTTCTGTCCTTTATCATCCTCAATTTCATCAATCGTTGCCTCCTGCGTTATCTCAACACTTTTTACCTGCCCAGACAGAATCACTCCTCCAAGTTTTATTATCTCATCTTCGATAAACAGCATTTACATCCTCCTACGCTGGTTCTGGTTCACCGGAAGAATTCTGTGCATCTGTAAGTTCATTAATTAATTTTTCCAACATCTTCAGCTCTTTTATATTCTTCGGATCTACCTTGATTTCCAATTTCTGAATAACAATTTTCCCCTCTTTTTCTGTAATCTGTCTTTCCTTGATAGAACTTCCCGTCGTTTCTTTAAAAGAAGATACCGAGTGCATTTCTCTCTGAGTAATAGTGTTAAAATAAGATGCTTCAGACTTCTCTGCGCCTTCACTGTCGTTCATTTCTTTATGTATAAACTGTCCCATCTTATCCCAAAGAGAAGATAATGGCAGTATTGCTTCATCCCCTGCTTCACCACCACCCAAAAGTTGATTTCCATTTTCGCCAAAAATTGTTGGCGAAGTCATAATACCACCCTCTGCAAACCACTTTGTGGTTATTTGGGGAACACTTGGCGGCTTAAGACCAAAGTTACCCGTAATAGAAAAATGTGGTGTCTTCAAATCTGGAAGCTTCCACGAGAAATGGAACAATCCTTTTATTCTCTCTATTCCATTTCTTATAAAATTCTCCGCTTTCGTAATTTTTTCATTAAATTTCTCACTGATCCTACTCATCACACTATCAACTGTGCCTCTTGCATTCTCCAATCCTTCTGCAAATCGAGTTCTTATTCCTGACAATTTTCCTCCAGTTAAATTGTCAATAACAATAAATCCTGTAGTAAACTGTCCTTTAATTCCCTCCATGGATGCAGCAACAATCCCTTGTAAACCTCCTCCATTTTCTTCATATGCAGACTTGATATTATCTAATTTTGACTTGACGGTATCTGCTGCTACACCCATGGCATTTTCAAAGAATCCCTTAACTGTCTCTAATCCATTGTGAATTATATCTTTGAATGCAGAGATTTTTTCAGATGCATCAATGCCAACTGCGCCAAGGGCACCGCTTATTGTATCTAAAAGTCCATCTGCAAATCCTCCAATAAATGATAGAATTGCATCGAATCCATTAATGAAAAAATTTTTGAGATCATCGACTGCATTCTTTGCAAAGTCAATTGCTCCCGTAAAATCCCCTCTAAATAATGCAACTATCATATTAATCACATTTGTGGCAAACGATGCAAGACTTGACAAGGCATTGGTAAGTGGTGTCAAGGCAGCAACAATTCCCTGAATAACCCCGACTATCATTCCAACCGCCAATGTAGCGATTGCTCCCGCAATGGCACCTATTACTTTCAATATAGGCTTAGATGCTTCATACAGACCAATCAGATTTTCACCCAATGTTTGAAGTGCAGGCTTTAGAGATTCCCATGCAGTTAACACTGCTCCCTTGACCTGATTAAATAAGCCAATCCAAAAATTTCGGAAACTTTCTGATTTATTCCATAAAATTGAAAATGCAGCCACAAGAGCTATAATAGATATAGCTATCCATCCAACCGGTGAGGCTGCAAAGGCTCCACTCAATACCATCCATGCAGACTTTAAAGTCAATACAGCTGATTTTGCTGTATTTATAGTTTTTCCGACAGTACCAATCGCACCAACTAATGAGCCTACAACAATTAAAATAACTCCCAGC